GCACACTTTTTTTCTACCCAAATTTAAGTAAAATTAGCATTGTTTGTTGTTTTCTAAATACGTTGATATGTAGGTGTATGTAGTAGTATGTTATTACATAGTTGATCTATGTATGATTGTTAATACAAGGTACAAAATGGCTAAACGTGGACGATTACCAAAACAAAAAGATAAACTTACAGGACATAGGGATAATTCATTGAATGTAATACAAGGTGGTAAGTCATTTGAAACACCAAAACCTAATTCAAGGTGGTTAACAAAGACACGTAACTACTGGAAAGAATATTGGGATAGCGAATTAGCTAGTACAGCACAAAGAGTTGACTTCCCAGCATTTTATCGTTTATTTCAATATTATGACGAAGTTGAACGTGCTAATCGTACTATTCAGAATATGGGCAATAATGGTTTACTATCAGTTGGATCAAAAGGACAACCTACAATAAATCCATTAATTATGCTAACGCTAAAATTAGAAGAAAAAGTATTAAAATTAGAACAAGAATTAGGATTAACACCATTAGCTAGACAAAGACTTGGAATAGCATTTGGGGAAGCACAAATGGGATTTAAGCAGCTTCAACAACTTTTAACAGATGATGAAGAAAAAGAATTAGTAGATCCAAGATTAAAGATGTTAGAACAGGAAGAAGAATAGTAGATAATAAACAAAGTGATTATATAAAACCTTGTAAAAATTGCAGTAGTTATTTTTATGCAAGATATCACAATAAGTGTTTAAATTGTCGTATGTATAAATGTGAAAGGTGCGAGTAATGGCAGGTGCAGTTGAATATATATTGATGTGTGAACAATGTTATGATTTGTTTTATGATCCAGACGGAAGCAAGATAATTTGCAAAATGTGTACTAATGACCAATAAAAAAATCAAACACGTTAATTTATGTTGCAAGTGTAGTTTGCATTGTAATTGTAAAGAAAACGAAAATGATTAGCTTACCAGAAACAAAAGGTGCAAGAGTAGTTAAGTTTATAGAGAAGTTTTGCGTACACGGCGAGGGCGATTTTTACGGCGAACCGTTTAAACTAGATGATTGGCAAAAAGCAATTATATACGATCTATATGAAGTACAAGATAATGGCGAAAGAAAATATAGAGAAGCATTAATTGGATTACCAAAAGGTAACGGTAAAACAGCTTTAGCAGCTGCAATAGGAATGTATGAATTACTTGGTAGTGGTGTCACTTCCCCACTTGTTGCCGTAGCTGCTGCAAGTTATGAACAAGCAAACCTAGTATTTGGAACTATGAAAACTATGTGTACTGAAAGTATCTTTTTACGTGATATGGTTGAAACGTTTGAAAATGAAATACAAGTTAAGAATGCACCGGGTAGAGCATTTAGAGTTGCAGCAAAAGCAGGAACAGCAGACGGTGGACGTAACAGTTGCTTCATAGCTGATGAAATACACGAATGGAATAATATTAACTTAGAACGTGTACATTACGTATTATCAAACAACACAGCAAAACGTAAAGACGGTTTAGTGCTAAACATTACAACAGCAGGTCACGATTTAGATAGTATGGCAGGTCGTATGTATCAACGTGGCATTTTGAAAGAAAAAGGTAAACAAAAAGATCCAGAGTTTTATTTTAAGTGGATTGGTGCAAATGAAGAAGATAATCCAAAAGATGAAAAAATATGGGAAAAAGTAAACCCGGCTATACCTAATGACTGGTGGCCAATAGAAAACCTAAGACGTAGAATGAAATCTTTACCAATAAATGAATTTCAACGTTATCACTTAAATCAATGGACTAGAACAGATGAAGAAAGTTGGATTGAAATAGAACAATGGTTAGCGTGTGAAGATACAGAATTAACACTTAGTCCAGATAGACCGTTGTTTGTTGGTATTGATATGGCACTTAGACACGATAGCGTTGCCATAGTGTACGGACAAAAAGATGAAAACGACGTAATTTATACACAAGCAAAGATATGGCTACCACAAGATGAAAACTTTATGGATTATCAAGAAATAGAAGCATTTGTTGTTGATCTTATGAAAAAGTATAGAGTACAGGAAGTAGCATACGATCCAGCATTTTTTGAACGTTCAGCACAAGTATTGTTAGACCGGGGTGTACCAATGGTTAACTTCCCACAAACACATTCAAGAATGATACCAGCGTGTGGTAATGCTTATGACTTGATTGCAAATAATAAAGTTAGACACAATGGCGATCCAACATTTACAGACCAAGTTATGTCAGCTGCACAACGAACAACCGATATGGGTTGGCGATTATCTAAAGGTAGATCAAAAAGAAAGATAGATAGTTGTATTGCAATGGTAATGATGTTAGATAGAATAACTGCACCAGATCCTTTAGATGATCAACCAGAAGTTGCTATTATAAACTTATGATTAACTATATAACAACAATGCTAGAAGTAGTCGGTGCAGGTCTTATAATTTATGGTGTATATACATTAAATACATCACTTGCTTACATAGTGGCAGGTGCGTTTATGATATTAGGAAGTTATTTAACAGTTAGATGAGTTTATTCAAAAGAGCAGAAAACAGGGACGCAGCGTTAGGCAATTTAAGCGATTTATTGGCGTTACGTGAGGGTGGTCTGTACAACTATACAGGCGAAAAAGTAAACGAAATGTCTGCATTAGGTATATCAGCAGTATTTTCAGCTATATCACTTATTGCAGATAGTATTTCATTACTACCGTTAAAAACATTACGATACGATAGTGCAAAGACAATATTTACAGATAAACCAAAGTTTTTAGAAACACCAAACCCTAACCAAACAATGTTTCAAGTTATACACGAAATCATTACATCAATGGCAATGCACGGAAATGCTTTCTTACTTGTAGATAAAGACCGACAAGGGCGACCAGTAGCAATAACACCAGTACACCCAGAGAAAGTAAAAGTAGAAATGGAAAATGGTCAAAAAGTTTTTATGCTTATGGGCAACAAAGGTAAGTATGAAAGAAAAATTACACAGAACAATATGTTACATTTTATTTGGTATTCATATCCCGGTCAACTTGTAGGTATAAGTCCATTAAGAACACAATCAAACACATACGGTTTAGCATTAGCAATGGAAAGACACATTGCACAGTTTTATGGTCAAGGTGGCACACCAAGCAGCGTTTTAGAAACAGATAGAGATTTAACAGCTGAACAAGCTAACGTACTTAAAGAAACTTGGTTAGGCAATCATAATAGAAATAGAAAACCAGCAGTTCTTACAGGTGGGTTAAAATGGAAAGCAATAAGTGCTTCGGCAGGGGACGAACTTATAAAAGCACGTGAACAAGTTGTAAATGAAATTGCAAGGGTATTTAGAGTACCGGCACATTTATTGCTATCTAAAGACGGATCAAACGTTTATTCAAACATTGAAAGTAATGGACTTGCATTTGTAAGGCATACACTACTTCCGTGGATTAGACGCATAGAGGACGGTTTTTCAACACTTATACCGGGTAAACAGTTTGTAAGATTAGACACAGATGAATATGCACGTGGCGATCAACTAAGTAGGGTTAGAGGTTTTCAAGTTGCTATATCATCTGGTGTAATGACACCAAATGAAGCAAGGGCAAAAATGGAACTAGAACCTTATGAGGGTGGCGACAAGTTTTATATAGGTTTACAAGGTGCTTTAGTTGATCCAACATTAGAACCACAAGGTACAGACCAACACGATCCTACAAACGAACTACCAAATGATTAGCGAAGCGAAAGCATTAAACAATTTAACACCAGTAAAAGTAATTGATAGTGTTAATTTTGAACAAGAAGTATATTTACATAACGAACACGGTTCTGCTGTTTATCTAGGTGGTTCTAACGTAACAACATCAACAGGTTATGAACTAGCTAATAATGAAAATGTAACAATGAAAATACCACAAGACAATGAATTGTACGGTATTACTGGAAGTGGTACAGGTAATTT